GGCGACGTCGCCGCCCTCCGCGATCGCCTGGTTCAACCGCTGCTGAGCCTGCGCCTGCCGGTCGAGCAGATCCTCCATCTCGCGGCGCTGGCTGATCTCGTCGATCCGTTGCTCCGACGCCGTCCGGATCGCGCTCGTTTCGGCGTCGAACGCGCGGAGGATCCGGGCGGCCATCCCGTCGAACGCGGTGCCCAGCCGTTCGCGTGAGGCTTCGATCTGGGCGCGTGCTTTCTCGATCGCGTTGCGGATGCTGTCCGACATCGTGGACGGGAGCGCGGCGGTCGAACGGATCCATCCTTGTATGACACCCTGCCCCATCGGCGTACCGATCTTCTCGTCGGTTTCCTTCGACGGTGACCCGGCCCGCGCGGCTTTCGATCCGGCGAAGATCGCAGCGTGAACGGCGGCCGTCGTCGCGCCGACGAGCGCGACGGTTGTTGCGCTCACCCCGGACGCCATCCCCATCCCGAGCGCGTTACCGATACCTCGTCCGCCGACGCTGGCAGCACCCCTGGCGTTGTCGCCAGCTTTGACAATCGCCGAATGAAGACTCGACTGAAGGAACGGCGGAATGTTCGCGTCCGCGAACCCCTGCTTGTACGCCTCGCCGCTCCTCTTGCCGCCTGGCCTGACCTCGGTCGCCTGGTCGTTGATGCGACGGATCATCTGGTCGAGCTTGATCTGCCCGATCTCCTTCTCCGCCGCCTGTTTGGCCCGCTGGAAGTTGTCCTGGAACGGGCCGGGAATCTTCGACAGCAGACCAGCCAGAGACGAGACGCCTTCGAGGAACCTGATCCGGATCCCGTCCCAGAGGGATCGGGAAGCCGAGAACATGTCATCGACGAACCCCTTGTAGACGCCCCACGCGGCGCGGAGCGACGCCGCGAGCGTGTCGGTGGGGATCCGCATCAGGATCCCGAGGCCGGGCACGTTCGTCAGGTTTTGGCGTATCCGGTCGACGATCGACTTCGACTCGTCGCCGGCTCCGACTCCACCCTCGCGGATCGCCTGGCGGACGCGTTGCGCGAATGTCTGACCGACCTCTTCCCAGTTCGTGTTCTCGAGCGCCGTGTTGAGTCGCGACACAATGTTCTTTGCCGCTGAGTCCATCGGTTCCTCGGTCGCGTCGATCGCTTCCCTGATCTTCTTCGCGACCGTCGTGCCTACCACCGACCAGTCCACCGTTCCCATCGCGTCGCTGATCTTCTTCGCGAGCTCCGTCGCGACGTTCTCGATCCCTTCCCAGATGACCGTCAGCTTCGCCCTGACGCCCTTTGCGTCAACGATGTGTTGGAGGAAACCGACGAACCGTTCCACCGCCGGTGCAGCGCCCTTCACGATGTCACCGGCCAGGTTGTTGAACTCCTCGCGCAGAATCCTGAGCTTCCCGCCCAACGTGTCGCCCGCCGCGGCAGCCGCACCGCCGTATCTCTTTTCAAGTTCGGCGAGGATCACCTTCTGAGCGCCCATCAGGTCGCCCGACTTCACCATCTCCGCGATCATCTTCTTCTGCGAGTCCGAGAACACGATCCCGGCGCGCGCCAGCGCCGACACCTTGTGCGCGGGATCCTCGAGCGCCTTCCCGAGCAGCAGCGCCGCCTGCGGCACGTCACGGCCGGTACGGACAGCGAAGTCGAGCGCCGCCTCCGTCGCCTGGTTAAAGATGTCGTTGTTCTTGCCCGCCTCGTTCCGGATGTGGGTGAACGCGAGCAGCACGTTTTCCGACGACTGGATCACCTCGTCGTCGACCCCCGACTTCTTCATCAGCGACTCGGACAAGGTGTTGATCTGCTTCGCCGTGACGTTCGCAACCTGCCCGGTCGACTTCAACGCCGCGTTCGTTTGCGCGGTCACCTCTTCCGCCTGCTGGAACTCCTTGATCCCCGAGCGCAGGGTGACGAAGATCGCGCCGATACCGGCTGCGCCGGCGGCGAGCCCAGCGGTTTTCGCGAGCGTCGTTAGCCCTGAGCCCAGCCCACCGAGAGCACTCTGCGATTGACGAAGCGCGCGCTGCAGCGAGCTGGCATCGCCCGCGATTTGGACTTCGATCTTCTTAGCCACGCTGGCCTAGCGTCCGCATGTATTCCGCGATCGAGGTGAGCTCGTCGGGGTAGAAGAGGTGCATGTCCCAGGGCATGACGTGACGTTCGAGAAACACGGGATGCCAGAGGTCACGCGGGTTAGTCACGCGGCGGTTCCGTCCGGGGGGCTCGCATCAGCACCCTTCTCGTCGAGTGCGTCCATGTCGAGATTCCGGACACGCTCGAGCGTCCACGTCGGGTCTTTCCGTCGAAGCGTGATCCACGCGATCCCGAGCTTCATCCGGATGGTCGCGTTGTCCGGGTTGTTCCCGATGACCTCCTCAATGTCTGCGAGTTCGCCCATCGTGAACTTCTCCGGGATGAGGTACTCGACGCCCTCGACGACGAGCCAACCGCGCGTGTCCTTCTCCGGTTGCGCCGCCGCACCCGGCACCGGGACGGGAGTGCGGCGCGCGTCGAGGAGTTGGTCGAGCTCCCGGTTCAGGCGCTGGATCTCCTCCTCGTTCCCCTCACGCGTGGCGAGCTCCCGCGCCGCGTTCTGCCGGCGGATGATCGCGCTGTCGATCCGCGGTGTACTCCACCCTGTCAGGTCGAGAACGGTGGCACTCATTCGCTTGCTCCTTTCACCATCCGGAAGACCGGATCAGTTGGTCGAACGCATCCTCGACACGTTCGGGGATGTCGTCTTCGTGCTCCTCAAGCGCCGGGACGAACGCCTTCCTGTACTGCAGCCCGCCGAAGTCGCCGCGCAACCCCGTCACCTTCCGGGCGTTCTGGCGGACGAACACACCCTTGCCGAGGACGTGGGTGCGGACGTTCGTGCTGACACCTTGGAACCGGCCGAGCTTGCCGATCGTGGTCTGGCGGACGGGCTCCGCCGCCTCCTTCAGCCCGTCCCGCAACGTCTTCAGGGTTCCCTTGTCGACCTTGCGGAGCGCGCCTTGAACTTGGCGGAGCCCTTTGACCCTTACGGCCACTACACGATCGCCCGGGCGATGGTGCCGTTGACCGGGAACGTCACGTCAGTCTGTGACGCGTCACCGATTGCGCCTGCAATCGGGGAGTAGTTGGTCAAGATGCACGTCCCCGAGTACTTCGGGTTCGTGGCCGAGCTGACGGTTCCGTTCGCCCACGCCTCGACGAGGAACAGCGAGCCGCCGGCGAAGTTCGGCCACAGCGTGTCGTCGACCTTGCCGGTCGCGAAGTCGCTGAAGAACGTCGCGGTGAACTCGTCGTCCCGGATTCCGAGGATCCTCTGATGCCCGCCGGCGCCGCTGGCGGTCACGTCCACGTCTGCCGCGCTGCCGTTGACGGCAAGCTCGGCGACGTGGTCCGAGAGGTCCACACCTGCAACCCGAAAGCTCGGGTTTCGTAGTACGAAAACAGCCATCGTTGTTTCCTTTCCCTACGCCGTTCCTGCGGCGTAGACCTCTACCGTCCATTCGGCGAAGACGAACCGTCCGCGCCCTTCGAGAGTGACCTGCTGATATCCGCTGCGTTCTGTGACGTGAAGATCGTCGGCCGCGCCGCCGAGCGTCGTGTCCGACTCGACCGCCGCCTTGATCGACTTGGCGCCACCGTCGTCCATGAACTCGTCGAGGAGCTGCTGCGCCCCCTGGTCGGTGACGATCCCGGCGATCGCCTGCACCATGAACGTCAGCTTGTCCGTCCCGCGACGAGCCGCGAGGTCGTAGTCCTCGTCACCGGGGAACACCCACACGGTTGGCGGCGTCGGGTTCTCGAGCATGTACGCGCTCACCTGGCAGCCCTTCAGGGACTCCAAGTTCGCCGCGATGCCCTCGCGGATGAGTTTCACGGACGCCATCGGTTAGGCGAAAAAGCTGTCTCTGGTCAGGTCGCCGAGCAGGAACGTGATGTCGGGGTCGAAGCGCGCGATCCGCACCGCTTCGCCGTCCATGCCGAGCGCGACCACGCCGTGCGGGGACGAGCGCGCGCGCCCGATCAGCCGTGACGCGATGATCGTGGCCGCCTGCCGCACCTCGTCGGGGATCTCCTCCCAGCCGAACTTGCCGATCACCTGGACGCTTCGCGGGTAGTAGTAGAACCGCTGCCCGCCGTTCGGGTTCAGACGGATCCGCTCCCACGGTTTCCCGTCCGCTTCGGCGTTCAGCGGCTCGAGCGCGAACATCGTGTTCAGCGTCCACGTCGTCGAGTAGACGCCGCCGCCGGTCGTGTCGACCTTCACGCTCGTCAGGTGGAACAGGTCGTCGATCTCGACCGTGTACGGATTCGACGGCGTGTAGTAGCGGGTCGCGTCAGCCGTGTCGGCGTGGAAGCGGCGGCCGGTCACGTTGTCGATCCCGCGGCTCGCTGCGCTGATCGCCATCGGGATGTCGTGGTCGGCGAAGTTGCGGCCGGTCAGCTCGAGCGTCGCCTTCAGCTCCTCGGCGGTGATGTAGTCGCTCATGCGACCTCCTCGCTGATCTCGATCAGCACATAACCGCCGTTAGGGAACGTCTGAACCGTCCCGGACGCATAGGTGACCTGCCACTCGCCGAGGTAGAGGCCGGGCTCGGACGTCTCGGGGGTTCCGCCGACCGTCCGCCACGCGTAGGACACGAACCCGGTGCCCGAGCTCACTTGGTCGTTCGAGGCGGGCTGGTCGATCAGGACGGCGCCGGGGCCGATCGGCCCCATGTGGAACCGGATCGTCGCGCCGCTGATGTTCACGG